ACCATGCAGCGAAGCAAGATATTCCCATTGATGTCGTTAAAAAACAGCTCCATGTGGCATAAGGGGTACTCCGTTTGTCTCTTTTTACATGGTAATTATTGTAATGAAAATTGCTCAACTACAGTAACTACTAATTTTTTTGATTGATACGCTTTTGATTCAAATTGCTTTGTAATTTTTCTAGCCATTTTATCAATAGATTCTCCATCTTGCATTCCTCTTACAAGTATCGTTTTTAAAGCGTTTTTCAATGCTGTTTGATTATTCCAAATTCTTTCGCTAAAATGTTGTCCACTCCAGTCAAAATCCACAAATTCTTTTATGATGGCAGGATTTAATCTTTTAAAATCAATAGCAATTTCTAATGATTGCTCTAACTTAAAAGCAGTTTTGTAATACACATGAGCAAAAACAGTGCCTAGAATGGCTGTCAAAACAGTAATCTCTAATGCACCGATTTTTTGCAATTCTTGTTCTACTTTTCTTTCAAATTCTTTTAAAGCACCATTTTGATTTAATTGAAAATAATCAAGTAATCCATCTTTACCATATTGCATGAACAATTCAGCAAGATATTGTTTGATTTGATCTTTACTGTTTTTATATTGAAAAATTATTTGATTAAATTCTTTGTCGGTCAATTTATACATTTCTTCAACAATTGAAAGTAATTCTTTTTGAAACTCATTCATTTAGTTCACTACTTTCAAATTGAGGAATGTTATCTAAATTCATAGAATCTTCTTGTTCTTTAAGTCGTTTTAAAACCAAATCAACATCTGCAATGTCAGGATGCCATGATAATAATGTTTTCAGATCAACAAATGGAGCCAATTTCGTAATCATATCACTTATTTCTGCCTTATTCTGTGGAATATTTCGACTAAAGTTAAATTTAATGGTATAAGGGTCGTAATCTTTTCCTTGTTTATTTAAAATGTTACAAATCAATCGAATGCGTTTCCGCAATGCTTTTTCCATTTTTCGTTCTTTTGTTGATGCTCTCGACTCCATGCTGAAGAGCTTATACCCGAGTGCTACTCCTGACAAATTACTAGCGAACGATTCTGAAGTTAAGTCTGGAATTCCACTAAACTTATGTAGTAATTTATCTATCGTTTCAAAGAAATTTTTTTGGAATTCTGGATTCACGTCTTTTGTTAAAAATTTAGCCTGATTTACATCATCAAGTAACAAAGCTCCATCTTGACGCATTTTTTCTAAGTCGTCACTAGTTGTACCATTCATACCTCCAAGTGCTAAATAAGCATTCACCCAAGATTCAATCTCGTTAGATGTATCAGACAACATAATTTCTAAGGCATCAATCATTGGGATTAATGGTTCAAAGTCACCGAGTTCTTCTTCTGAATTCTGAAATACAACAATTGGTGTTTCTCCAAAATAATGTTCTTTCATCTCTTCTAAAACTAATGGATCTCCTGAAAAATAATAAACACCTTCATGATCGTATGCTTCAACTTTTAATATTTTTTCATTACCGATTGTTTCATACCAGGGGCGAACACCAAATTTAACTTTTCCAACACTATCTTTTTCAACATACATCTCTCTTGGAGAAAAGTGTTTGAATTTTAATTGACCATTTTCATCAATCCAATGCAATTCATAAGTTTTTCCATAGATACTACACGATTTCACAATCTCTGCGTTTTGATCCTCTTCGTCATTTAAGTAAAAAATGGTTCTTAACTCATTAATAAACTTATCATCATTCGTTGTACTTAAATAAGAAAGTGGCTTCGATGCAAAATAACCTACTATCGTATCCGTAATTAATGCTGGATACCCAGTTACAATTTTATTGTTCGGTTTTTTCGGATCAGGTAAACTACGATTTAATATTTTATGATTTCCAGTATAGTAATCGAACAATTTATCATATCTTGCTAATTCTTTCTTATGATTATTAATTGCTTCTTGAATTTGTTGGGCTGTAAGCATGTTAACCCCTCCGTTTTTTAAATTCCTAAAATTTTTCGATCAAACGTTTTAATACGTTTATTCTTTTTAAGCATCTGAACCGCTCCAAATAAAGAGTCTGGGCAATCATCATGTTTTGCCTTTGCTGAATAATCTTTAATTTGCAAGTTGTAAGCATGGTTGTCTTGATTGAATAATATTTCACCTGAATTGACCTCAGGTTGTAACGATTCAATACGAGCATGTTTATTACCTTTCGTTTGAATTCCGCTAACTGGTAGATATATTTTTTCATTCCAAAGATACTCTTCAAATTTTTGTTTCATATACGACTGAGCTTGGATTGTTTCAAATCCAACACGATCAATAGGATATTTCTTTATTTTCTCTGCTGAAATCTTAAACAGTTCATCAGGCAACACCTTATGCATTGAACCATCAATGACATATTTCTGTTTAGTTTTCTTATGCTCTCCTAAAATAGTGATGGCTGAATAGTCGTTTCTCTTTCCTGTTTTTATTGCAGGATCAACATACATCACAATATCTAATTCATTGAAATTAGGTAACGTATCCCAAAACTTCATCTTTTGGAAAATATATTCTCCTGCTGATTTTGGTTCGTTCATTAATTCCTTCCAAAATGCAACTTCACCATCGTCAATCTTCTTTTTCATCAAATCATAATAAGACCAACGCTCTTCCCAAAGGACTTCAGTACCTTCCAACATTTCTTCTTTATGCTCATTAAAGAAAGATAGAGCTGTATTTTCTCTATCTGGATCTTTTCGATTTGTATATATTGACTCCCATTCTGACCATAGATCAACTCGATTGCTAAATTTCACAACCGCTTGTTTCCTGATTTTCTTCCAACCAGTTGTTTCATCGCTCAATAACTCCGAAATTAAACAATTTTCACTCAAAGTTGTACCGACTACAAGATAATTAGAATATGAATCTCCCAAGTTTAATACCGATTCTTTAAACAAATTCTTCACTTTTTCATTTTTCGATTCAGATTCAACCATTGCATCAGTCAGCAAATCATCACATAGAACTAATTGTGGACGAATTCCCTTCCATTTGATACCACGCAAAGTTCCCAAAATACCACGAGCCATAATACATGAATTGTTTTTTAACCAAATTTCTTGTGATGACCATTTTTCAGATGATTTTAATTCACCAAAATCTTCAATGATGGCTTCATTATTTGTTAATTCAGCTTTTATATCATTCATTAACGAAACTGCTAAATCATCTGATGCAGATAATATAAGAATGAATTGGATACGCTTAAAGAGAATTAAATGTAGTGGAGTTAAAAATGATACAATTGTCGATTTACCGTGATTTCGAGGAACAGCATTGATTAATCGCTGTCCTTCTTTTTTCAATAATTCATCTAATTCTTTTAATAGTTCACGTTGAAAATCACCGAATTCACGCCAAAATATTTTCGGAAAGTAAGCTAAAGCAAAATATTCTGCATTAATTTCAGCGAGTTTCTTCCGTAAACCATTTTGACCAGTCAAATTATGCTTATGTTTAAGTAACAATTGCTTTATTTCATCATCATTGAAATGTTTTTTCAAATATTTGAGTAGCAGTTCTTTTTCTTTTTTATTCAAAATCTCACCTCCTATTTTTAAGGGTCTAAAAATACCACAAATTTTTTTAAAGCACATGTTGCAGGGACTTTTGTTCAAAATTAGAAGGTACCCCTACCCCTATTAATCAACACAAAAGAAAAAGACCATCACGTTTAACAAGTGATCGTCTTTATAAAACAAATGAATCTAATTCCTTTTCAATCTCTTCATCAGTGATCCCAATATATCTCAAAGTAATATCAGGATGACTATGGTTTAATATCTTTTGTAGTTTTGCTACGTCTTTTGTCTGTTTGTAGAACCAATAACCAAATGTTTTTCGCATTGTATGAGTACCTATACCTTCATCAATATCAACCATTTCAGCCGCCTTGTTAAGCTGTCTATATGCTTGTGTAGTTGTTATTGGTTTGTTTCCTTTTCGTGAAGGGAACAACCATTCACTATCTAATGTATTGATATATTCTTGTATCTCATCATAGATATTAGATAAGTTAATAGTACGTTTCTTTTTTGTCTTACCTTCTTGAATCACTATTTTCTTTTTTCGTCTTACATCTTTAACCTTTAACTTTAATAAATCTCCAACACGCAATCCTGTATTAATTCCAATTAGAAACAAAATATAATCACGTTTACCACACCATTTTTTTAAACTCCACTTCATATCTTCAATTAATTGTTTATCTCTAATTGGTTGAACGTCTTTAACTTGATTTTGAGTACTCACGATATACTGTCCTCCTATCCCAATAAAATAAAGGAATTGAATGTACGTTTTTTTATTTAAGAACAGTATATCATGAAAAATCTTTCAAATCCACTATTTAACTTATTTTGAATGTAAGTTTTTATTTATTTTCTTACATTAATAGAAACCAAAAAAAATTTACTCATTCCCATTATCTTCTTTTTCTTCTCCTTGCTTTTCTTTTAACATTTCAAGCAATTCATTGTAATCCTCATCATTCGCTTTATTTTCTTCAATAACAAGCGTTTTACTGTTAAGACCAGCTTTTTCTAAGACATTCTGCAAAGCATTCAATTGTGCATAAACGGTCTTAGTATTGCTAATATTACCTTTCGCAATATCAACAATAACTTTAGATAACTCTCTTGAATTAATTCTTAGTGTTCTTAATGCTTCTTTTAGTGATTCATTCGCCAATTGATCTATATATTCTTGAGCTTCTTGACGCTTTAACAATTTATATATAGATGATCTATTTTTCCATCCACACTCATGAGCGATTTCCTCAACGGATTTACCGCCTTGATAATACAATTGAATTGCCTTCATTTCACGTTCATCAAGCATTTATTACACCCCCTTACACATGTGTAACATCGTGGACAGATTTTTAGTTATTTTCCATAATATCTTCTAATTCTTTTCTTGCAATTTCCATTAACTCATTAATGCTTTTGTCTAAACAATCATTATCAAATACCATACCAAAATATTTCGTCTTTCCATCTATTTCAACATTTCCTTTTAAACCAAAAGCGTTATTAAAGTTTTTTTATCTCATCATTGAGCATTTCTATTCGTTCTAAATAAAAATTATAATTTTTACCCATTATTTCACCCATTCCTTTTCACTCCTCTACTCAATCCAAAACGTCACACACATTGCAATAATACTCGCCAATACCACACTCGTATAATGCACTTTGTTCTTACTCAATGTTTCACCGATTAATCCAATTAGTCCAATTATCATTAGAAAAATAAGTACAATCTGAAATGCAATCAACATATTTTATCCCACCCTAACCGTTCTAGACGAAGCAACATATCATAACTTTTACCAGCATAGATATCGACAATCTCCCATTCCGCTTTATCGATCATTTTCATTAAAAAAGCAACAGTCATTACACCATTTCTATCCGATAATATTTGATAACCATAATCAAATCCTAAATTCACGTTCATAAACCATCATCCACCAATTCAATATCACCAGAAGCAAAATGTTGTACTGTTCCAATATACTGCCAATCACTATCACTATTTTTAGCTCTAATAAAATGAGCAATTGTCAAACATTCTTCATTTTGATTTAATATTGCATGTCTAAATTCCCATTGTTTAATTTCCATATTTTCACCCCATTAAAAAAGCACCCCTATTTGGGATGCCTTAATTAATCTTCTTCAATTGCTTTTTGTACACAATCATCACACATCAAAATATCTCTTTCCTCATATGTTCTTAATACTTTATTGCATTTCATACAACGATCCAAATGATTAGCTCGATCCATTTCTTCATTCAATTTATCTTTCATGTGTCCCATCTTACCATCCCTCCATTCACCTTTCATTATTCGGCAAAAGGAGAAAAATTCCTGTTAATATTAAACCTGAATCCGTGACAAAACATCTTTACAATGGTCGCAAACCGTTGATACGATAAGGGAAAACGACGTTGACGATTCTTCATCAAGTAGGTGATG